TGGCCTAACCACAAAGCCCTGCCCCCGATCGAATACATCCTGCCGTCCTACGACACCGCTTTCACGAAGGACACCCACAACGACCCTGCAGCGCGCTCGGTCTGGGGGCTGTTCTTTTGGGAGGGCTGCTACAACGTCATGCTCATCGACGCCTGGCACGATCACCTGGAGTACCCTGATCTGAGGGCGAGGGTGATCAAGGAGTGGACTGCGAAATATGCCGGCGATAAAACCGACCCTACCAACAAGGCTCGAAGCCCTGACCTATGCCTGATCGAGAAGAAAGGCTCTGGCCAGTCACTGCTGCAGGATCTGGCGCAGGCTCGCATAGTGGTGGCCGAGTACAATCCAGGCGCTGCTGACAAGATCAGCCGTGCCCACATGATCACGCCCCTACTCGATGCTGGTCTGGTGTGGATCCCCGAGTCCAAGCGTGGTGATACCTGGCCGACATGGGCTGACGCGATGATGACCCAGCTCTCGCGGTTCCCAAACGCAGAGCACGACGACTACATCGACACCCTGACCCAGTCCCTGAGATACATTCGCGACCTGGGGTATCTGACGCTGGCCCGTACAAACAGGTATGATGACGACGCTCAAACCCCACAACAGACCGTGGTCAACCCCTACGCACAGTGAGGCACGATATGGCAAAAGCAAAGAAACCTGTATGGGACAAGTCCAGGCCAAAAGACCTGGGTGCAAGCAAGCCCCTGAAACCTGCCCAGAAGGCCGCAGCCAAGCGCACAGCAGAGGCTGCAGGCAGACCCTACCCAAACCTTGTGGACAACATGAGAGCGGCCAAGGCAAAGAAGAGGAGCACCTGAGATGGCAAAGTCACCAGCGTGGACCCGGAAGGAAGGCAAAGACCCTAAGGGCGGCCTGAACGCAAAGGGCCGGGCATCGGCAAAGGCAGAGGGCATGAACCTGAAGCCCCCGGCGCCCAAGCCCAAGACGGATAAGGACGCAGCCAGACGCAAGTCGTTCTGTGCTCGGATGGAAGGCATGAAGGCGAAAAACACCAGCGAGAAGACGAAGAAAGATCCCAACAGCCGGATCAACAAAAGCCTGCGGGCATGGAACTGCTGACAGGTGTCGCAAATGTCGCAACTGTCGCTGTCGCAAACCGATTACGGCAGGGGTTGTAAGTCATAATCAGCCAGCTTAAGATGCTGGCAAATGTCTGCTCCTGAAAGACAAAGCCCCCAGATCGCGAAATCTGAGGGCTTTGAGGAGCGGACACCGGAGGGCTAAGCTCCGATGTTGTCCAAATTGTACTTATTGGTGTCCATTAGTTGCAACACCAATTTGTCACAAAACGCCAACCTCGACCGCTTCCTCTGGCGGTGTGTGTTGCCAACTGACCGAAACTCATGTGCTATGCCTCGGCAGGGCTTTAACCGGACGCCATGAATACTTGCTCAGGGATACCCACGACCGTCAACGAGAGCAAGTCCCCAAGAAAGGGTTATTTCCGGCCTGTTGGTCGGAGGAACATCCGAGGAGTATCGCCCTCGGGTGGCGAGCACCAGAAGTCTGAAGTCTCGCGACTTAGTACCCGCCTATATGGCACCTGTGATGGGGTTTAAAGGGGAAGGGTCGGTCACTATGCCTGGAGAAAACGTATGAACCACTGGGATTTATTGCACAGTCAACCCGTGATAGAGTGCGGGTACTATTCCCTCGGAGCAGCCCATGAAACGCGCCGCCCGCAAGCAAGTCAAAAAATTCGGCAAAGGCGGTCTGAATCGCTACGCTTCGATGATGGCCGACAAGCTCAAGTCGCCCAAGATGTCCCCCACAGAGCGCGACCGCATCCAGAGAGCCATCGACCAGGGCTTCACGAACATCGTCTACCACAGCACCGACACCCCGTGGGACGAGATTGACCTGAACTACACCGACGTTGGACTACACGCTGGCACGCCAACCCAAGCGGCCAACCGCGCCCTCGACAAGGCTATCGAGGCCAAGCTGCAAGAGCGCAGAGAACAAGGCCAGTACATCGACACCACCAACGTGCTGCCCCTTGCTTACAGGCCTGGCAAGACGCTCAGGATGCCCGATGTCGGCGAATTCAAGGACGCCTACACCACGCTGTTGGATATGCGCACTGCCCCTGAGCTGCGCGGACAAGGCTGGATGCACACCCTGTTTGACGACGTTGACCTTCAGAAAAACGCATACCCAGGGAAACAATCAAAGGACTGGCTGGACAGCATAGAAAACCGCATGGCACTGGCCGAAATCCGGCAAAACCTCCGTGACCAGGGCTTCCGGCAAATTGTCTACCCCAACACGCACGAAAACGCCTACGGAGAGCTTACCAACCTGCTGCCGGAGTACCAGGATCGACTTGACCAGCTGTCCCGCGATGCCGACGCGCTGTACCAGAAGAGCCTGAGCATGCGCCCCCAGGCTCCACAACCTGGCGCCACAGAGCAGGAAATTGAAGCGTTCCTGCACCCCCGTGACCCGCTGTCCTACCTCGATCCCGAAGAGGCTGCCCTGTACAACAAGTACCGGAACGAGATGGAGCGTATTGAGTTCTCGCCCGGAGCCTACGAGACCGGCGAGAGCATCATTTTCCTCGACCCGTCTGATGTCCGCAGTGTTTACGCCAGGTTTGCCCCAGAGGCCGCACAAGAGACTGGCCTTGGGAAGAAACAAGGCGGCCCAGCGAAGTTTGGCAGGGGTGGTCTTGGGAGAGCAGCTACGGATCTTGCAGACAAGGCACGGGTGACAGACACCCCAGAGTTCAAGAACTGGTTTGGTGAGAGCCAGGTGCGTGATAGGCAGGACAACCCACTACGGGTGTTTTTCGGTGGATTTTCCGACATTGATAAATTTGATCGAACGAAAACAACGCCAGGCATGTTGGGCAAAGGATTTTATTTCACATCTAGTCCGGCAGACGCATCCGAAAACTACGCAAACATTGAAAAATTCAAAAACCTTGGCGTTGATTTGACAGGAAAAACCGATAATGAGGGCGTCGTATATCCTGTGCATCTTGCAATAAAAAATCCTTTAATAATTGGCGGAAAAGACACAACAAACTTTTCAATTCAGGATGGTAGTCTTGCCAATTTTCTGGAAGGGTTCACAAAGGCGGCTGCAGAATTTGAAGAAATACCAAAAAGTGGCGTGGACTACATGACAGCCCAACGCTTCATTCAAGAAGCGCAGCGGTCGAAGAAAGGCGCTCTTGATGCGGAAGACATCATCAATTTGGTGAAAGGTCAGCTTAGTCTCAACCCAGAAACATTTGTGGATTCGCCTGCAAAAATGGATTTGTTGCAACGAGCATTCGAACACGCTGGGTATGACGGAATTCAATACAATCCTGTCGCTAAACGGTTTGGGTCAACAATGGAAGGGATTGACAAAAACACACGCCATTTTGTGGCCTTTCGCCCAACTCAGATCAAATCAGCCATCGGCAACGAAGGCGCCTTTGACCCTGCCAACCCGGTGATCACCAAAAAAGACGGCGGCCCTGTCTACGACCCCAGCCGCATCAACCAGATGGTCGACGACCTGCTGGATCCCATGTACGAGTTCGAGCCTTACGATGATGAGGCCTATGAAGTACAGCGGTTTGCAAAAGGCGGCTTGCCTACTCCCCAGCGGCAGTGGCTGAAGGATGTGGTCGAAGAGGAAATGAGGCCATACCAAGCGCGCCAGCATGGAATGAGCGTTGAGGAGGCTATGAAAGAGCTGCAATCGGTAATGTCACGCCCCGATTTTCAGGCCTCATCGCCGGAAGCCCGTGCAACGTACGAAAAGGCCATGGAAAGTGTACAGAGCAAAGCTGCACTGAACGCCTGGCTGGGCGGCACTGCAACCAAGTACCTGAAGCGCGATTTTGGCACTGAGTTTGACCCCATGCGTGATTTGTCTACCAGGCATGTCCAGTCGGACGTCTGGCCCCCGCGGGAGATTGGGCCGTACAGCGAGCCTGCTCGAGCTGTGCCTCAGTGGTGGAAAGAGCGCAACCAGTGGTTGGAAGGCGTCGACCCTGAGACGCCAATCTACATGGGCCTGCGCCCAGGTACGCTGGAGGAGCCGGGTCTGAACATTCGCCACCTCAGAGACGAGCTGATGAATGCCATGAGCGCCGAAGCGGGCTTGCCTCGAAACCTGCAGATCCGCCCAGAGAGTCTGCAGCGCATGTCATTCCCCCAGGCATCCGAGCTGGTAGGCAAGATCAACCAGTACCGCGCAGAGCAAATGGCAGCGGCCAGCGCGCAATTTGCCACAAACCCAGCAACGCAGCTGGTGAAGCAATATCCTGAGGGGTATCGCTGGGTGCAGATTACGCCGGATGCCGACATTCCCGAAGGCTGGGAGAGACTCAACAGCGGTGATTACAGAATGCCTGACGGCACTATAACCTCACGCGGCTGGGCAGAGCGTGCAGTAGGTGATGCCCTGAAGTACGAGGGAGACACCATGGGTCATTGTGTCGGCGGGTATTGTGATTCGGTTATGTCGGGAGCGTCGCGCATTTACTCGCTTCGAGATGCCCAAGGCATGCCCCATGTCACGATTGAGGCTGTGCCCGAGTTCCACCCGGAAGAGGCTGACTTCAACGAATACTGGAATGCCCTGAAGCCGCGGCTCCGTGAGCAGGGCGAGATCCCTGATCGCAACGAGTGGTTTGATAAGTACCTGGAGAGCACCAGTGATTTTGCGGAAGAGGCAGCAAAACTACTTGGCAACCGCCAGAGGATCATCCAGATCAAGGGCAAGGGCAATCGCGCTCCGGTGGATCAATACGTCCCGTTTGTCCAAGACTTCGTTCGTTCGCAAAACTGGATCGATGTGCAGGAACTGAACAACGCCCGCTTAAGAGACGCGACCCGTGAATTCTCTGGCAGGCCTCAACCCCAGCAGCGTTACATGACAGATGCCGAGTATGATGACTATCTCCTGCAGCTCTTGCGTGATGAGCAAGCGCCAGGCATGAAAGAGGGTGGTATTGTGGAAGACGATTTCTTAAAAGCAAATCCCGGTGGCCGAGTCCCGCTCACGTGGGACGATTTGGTTGCTCGATACGCGCCAGACCCCATAAACGCCCTGATCGCTGCGTTTGATACGCAAACCACGCCAAACGAAGATGGCATGTCAGGGCTGGCGTTAAGTGTTGCAGCGTTGCCGCAAACATTCCGCAGCCTTGGATCCCTTGGGGCTGGCGCCCTGCGCAGTGGCATCGAATACCTGTCTCCAATGGCAGCAGAAAGAATGCAAGAGGTATCTGAGCGCGGGGCTGCTGCTCGTGAAATGTTGATACCAGAAACGGTACGCGATGCCGCATCAACCATGATGGCAGGATCGGCAAACGCATCCCAGGCCTATGATGATCTGTTGAATCAAATGCTAGAAAAGCGTGGTCTTGGCCCAGCTGATACGTTGAGCGTGCCCAGCCAATTTGCATTGGCCGGTGGTGAAATGTTCGGACAAGGCCCGCTGCCAACGGCACAAAAGGCAAAAATGCTCAAATTAACAGCAAAAACCATTGGCGACATGATTGCATTGCCGTTTGACTACTTTGGGCCAACTGTCAATCCAAAACTGAGCAACTACGCCTTGGGTACACTTTTAGGCGGTGCTAGTCGCGCAGCATTTAGCAACCCAGGCGAGCAGGCCGCTGAACGCCAGGCACAAATTGACTACGACGACCTTATGCAGATGCTGCGTCGCAACGCTGCAATCGACCTGCCTTCAACCAGGGAGCTGACCGCGAAGTTACCCGCCCGTCCTGTTGACCGCCGCTTCAGCTATGAACCGCCGCGGTTTGGGTTCGCCGATGGTGGTGCTGTCGAAATGAGCAAGGGAGGCCTTGGGCGGCTAACGCTGCAACAGAAGGCCAAGGCACTGGGGTTCCCCTCAACAGGCTCTACGGAGCAGCTAGAGCGGCTGGTGCGTGCGGCAGAAGCTGACCCGCAGACCTGGACGCAAGAAGACTTTGACCTGATCGCGCCGCACCTTGCAATACACCAGGACATCCGTCCAGGCAGTGCTGAACGGGTAGAGTCCATCCTGTCAGAGGGTCTTCGCAGCGGAATGGTTGACCCCGTTAGCAATATGCTGTCTGGTGACTTTACATGGGCCAGAGGACTGCGCGACACGGATGCCTACCTGATGCCGTATGGCTCCCTGAAGTACCAGTCTAAGGACAATCCGCGCCTGGCCCCCGGCAATATGCCGATGCTGCACTTCCGTCCAGAACCTGGCGAGTCCATGTACGAGGCAATCCGCAGGTCTGGCAAAAGACCAGTAGTCACTAAGGCAGAGGGCGGTCCGGTATACGATCCCGCTCGAATCGAGTCCATGGTCAACGAGCTGATGGAGCCGCAGAAACTGGCAAAGGGTGGGTTGCCGACACCGCCCAAGGGACCAGGAAAGGATGTGCCACGCGCAGAAACGCCTGATGCCGACTACCTGACCCCTGCCGAGCGCGAGTTCCTGAACCGCTCTGTGCGCACTGGCATGCAGGTGTCCGAGCGAGTACCGACATCAACGAAATTTGAAGGCGATCCATACGATCCATCCTTAACCATTGGCGTGGATGTAATCAGGCAGTCGCCAGAGCAAATGCGCAAGCAAGCTGAGACCATGTCGCAATACGCAAACTACCCAGTTTCGGCGCCGACAGATCCGGAAAGCGTGTTCGGCCTGTTGGGCGATCAAGCCGTGGAGAACCTGCTGTTCTTGTATGACCAGGTGCCGGAGGATGTGCGCCGCATGTCATCGCGCTGGTACGAAGGGGCAAACCGAATCGCCGATGAGGCAGCTACCAAGTATGGGATCCCCATCGAAGGCGCTGCTGGGGTATATGCCTCGCTCTCGCCGCAGATGGACTGGTTCAAGAACATATCCTTGGGCGACCGCGTCATGGAAATCGCGAATAACTACGGCGATTTCCGATTCAGTCCAGAAATGGCGCGCAGGGCGCAGTATCTGATTGACAAGCCAAAAGGCGGGTTCAATGAGAAGACAGCAGCGATTGTGGATTTGATCAAGGATCGGTCTCTCAATGAACTGGATTCGCCTCTTAAAAAAGCAGTGTGGCTGCGCTTGTACGATGAGGCATACAATCCGAGGGGGTATAATATCGTCGACCCGCTGGGGAATGTGATCGGCTCCAGCAAGACCGGTGAGGGCGACGAGGCCAAAGTTGGTTGGGGGTCGTTGAGGGAAATTGCAAAAGCGTTGTCGATATTCCAAGACCCAACCATGGAAAACATCAACCGCATGCTTGGGGAAATGCACAAGGTGCGCAGCTTTTACAATAACATCGTCGACCCGTACACAGGCCAAAGCGTAACATCGGATACCCATAACGTGGCTGCTGCGCTGATGCGCCCGCTGTCTGGAGCATCGCCAGAGGTAGAACACAATTTGGGCAGCGCGTCATCCAGCAACTTAACTGGGGCGCGTGGCACGTATGGGCTGTATGCAGATGCTGTACGCCGAGCGGCTGCCGAGCGTGGCGTGACTGATCCCAGGGCTATGCAGTCAATCACATGGGAAGCAATCCGTGGCCTGTACAGTCCTGAAAGCAAGCGTAGCGACTTGCTACAAGATGAAGTGGCAAACGCGATGAATCAATACAGGCTCGGCAGAATAACTGGCGGCGAAACGCGAGAACAATTACTAGACATAGGAGGCGGCATTGAACTGCCGGCATGGTATGGACGATGAAACGATAGTCGCAATGCGTGAAGCAGGAATTCCCTTGACACGAGAAAATTACCTGAACCTCATGTATTTTGGTGATATTCCCGAAGACCTGGATGAATCAGACATGCCGGAAATGTTTCGGCTGCCTGCACAAGAATCCCCCACGAGGTAGTCATGGCAGAGAACCGTACAGATGCAGACGAAGAGTTCATCGAAATGGATGAGCAGGCCTCGGACGTTGAGGACACCGAAGACGGTGGCGCAATTGTCTCGCTGGACGATGGTGAGAGCACCCTCGCCCGCAGCGAAGAGCACTTTGCCAACATCGTCGACGAGGTTGACCAGTCCGTCCTGACCACCATCGTTGACGACCTGCTGGACAAGATCGAACTCGATAAGAAGGCCCGCGAGAAGCGCGACAAGCTGTACGAGGAAGGCCTGCGCCGCACTGGTATGGGTGACGATGCGCCTGGTGGTGCCCAGTTCTCTGGCGCCACCAAGATTGTCCACCCGATGCTGATTGAAGGTTGCGTGGACTTCTCCGCTCGAGTCATGAAAGAGCTGATGCCCCCGAATGGGCCTGTCCGCACGAAGATGTACGGCGAGAAGACGTCGGGCAAGCTGGATAAGGCCCAGCGCAAGGCTGACTTCCTCAACTGGCAGCTGACCGAGCAGATGCAGTCCTTCCGGTCTGAGCTTGAGCAGCTGACCACGCAGCTCCCCTTGGGCGGTGGCCAGTACCTGAAGTTCTGGCGCAACAACGAGCGCCGCCGGGTGGAATGCGAGTTCGTCCCAATTGATGATGTGTTCATCCCGTTTGCTGCCAGCAACTTCTACACAGCCAACCGCAAGACGCACCGCCAGTACGTTACCGCGCAGGAGGGAAATGAAAGCCAGTGAAACACAGATTGGCGGAAATCATTACAAGAAGCTGGCCATCCAGCCTATGGAATACAGCATGGCCAACAGGCTCGATGCCTGCCAACACACCGCAGTCAAGTACATCACCAGGCATGCCGATGGCGCTGGCAAGAAAGACTGCTACAAGGCAATACACACCATCATGCTCTTGATCGAAAGCAAATACGCCTGGGAGCCAGAGGACGCGGCTGTAGTGGATGCGATCATGGCTGCTATGAGGGCGCGTCCAGTTATGCCAAACGTTGTTGACGGAGATGGACGATGAGATTCGGATCTGTATGTAGCGGCATCGAGGCGGCATCTACTGCGTGGAATCCGCTTGGTTGGAAGGCTGCTTGGTTCAGCGAGATTGAGGCCTTTCCGTCTGCCGTGCTGGCCCATCATCATCCTGATGTGCCGAACCTGGGCGACATGACATTGCTGCCGGGCATGATCCGGTCTGGCGAAGTTGAGGCGCCCGATATATTTTGTGGGGGCACCCCATGCCAGGCGTTCAGTGTTGCAGGCAAGCGCCAGTCCCTCGATGATGCTCGGGGCAACCTTTCACTCACCTTTTGCGAGATAGCAAATGCAATTGACGATATTCGACATGATCGAGGCGAACAGCCCTCCATCGTCTTCTGGGAAAACGTCCCCGGAGTTCTTAGCACAAAAGACAACGCCTTCGGATGCTTCCTCGCACAACTATGCGGGGGTGATGAGCCACTGCATGCGCCCGACGGCTGGCCGGATGCGGGTTGTGTTTCTGGGGAACGCCGAACAGCAGCGTGGCGCGTCCTGGATGCCCAATACTTTGGCTTGGCCCAACGACGCCGCCGTGTGTTTGTTGTCTCAAGTGCTCGAAACGGGTTTGATCCCGGCGAAGTTCTTTTTGAGTTCGACGGCGTGCGCCGGGATACTGCGCCGAGCAGAGAAGCGGGGGAAGCAGTTGCCGGAACAATTAGCAGTCGCACTACAGGCGGCGGCGGGCTCGGAACAGATTTTGAGTGCACTGGAGGATTGCAGCCAGTAAACAACGAAAATGAGTCACTGCAAATTGTCACGATGGCGCATGGCCAAGCAGAAGCTGAAATCGCATTTGACCGTGGTCCTACCCTGACCTGCAATCACGAGGCACCGATTGTGGCCTTCCATCTCCTACAAGATCCGATCAGCAGCCAAGACGGCAGCACGCATACTTTACGTAAAGGGCGCTCGGTTACGGGCGACGAGATCCCGATTATGTTTCAATCAATGCAAGTGCGCCGCCTGACCCCAACAGAGTGCGAACGCCTGCAGGGGTTTCCAGATGGCTACACACTGGTGCCACATCGCGGCAAGCCGGCAGCGGACGGCCCTCGATACAAATCACTTGGAAACAGCTGGGCCGTGCCGGTAGTGGCATGGATTGGCAAACGAATTCACAACCACCTGAAGGAGCAAGCATGAGCATCGCAGAAAGCACACACTGGTACGACGCCGAGGGAAACCCCCGCTACACCATCATCGGCAAGAACGGCAACGAACGGGCCACCACACTGCGGGACGCCAGGCAGTTAAACCTATACCCCTCGGTCACCAGCATCATCAAGGTGGCTGCAGCACCAGGCCTGGAGAACTGGAAAATCGACCAGGCACTGCTGGCTGCCCTGACACTTCCACGGCTTGAAGACGAATCCCTGGATGACTTCATGGCTCGAGCCAAGCGTGACGCACGAGAACAGGGGCTGAAGGCCGCAGAACGGGGCACAGAGATCCATGCGGCTATTGAGCTGGGGTTCTCTACCGGGTTTGAATCAGACGCCTACAACGCTGTCAGAGCGGCCCTGGAGGAGCGGTGGCCGGGCGAGGAGTGGATCGCGGAGAGTAGCTTTGCTCACAGCCTGGGCTTTGGCGGCAAGATCGACCTCTACACCGAGTCAGGAATCTTCGTCGACTTCAAAACCAAGGACAACCTCGACACATCGGATCCGTCAAAGCTGGTCTACGATGAGCACGGGATGCAGCTGTCGGCTTACGCCATGGGTAAGGCGGTCGGCAACCCCATCCGCGCTTCAGTATTCGTGGACAGGGTTGATGTGACAAAGGTCGCAGTTCATGTCTGGGACAGCATGAGCCACTACCAGCACTCCAAGATGTTCACGAGCCTTTTGGAATACTGGCAGGCGGCCAAGAACTACTTCCCAGGCGCTGTCTCCTGACGCCGGTCTAAACACCAGGGGTGTTACTGGAACTCTTCCAGTAGCGCCCGCAGGTCTTCTTCGGATAATTCTGATTCTGCGCCAAAGCCCATTCCTTCGGCCCGTTGCCCGCGGTCTGAATTTTGTTCTGACCCCGTCATGACGCCCAACGCTCCAGCCGGAACCCCGCCAGCAATCGCTGCGCTCGCCCTAGACATCTCTGGAACCGTTTTTTCCAGCGCCTTAATCGCGGCAGCAAGTTCTGTTGGATCGCTTGATGTCAGCCATTTTGCTACCTGGTCGGCTACTTCATCCGATATTCTGCGCGATGACATCCAGTTGAGAACCGAGTTGACTAAGCCTGCGCTGAAGTTTTGATTTGCCAAGCCAGACGCCGCAATTGCAACAGGATCCTCTTCAAAATCAGCAGCGGCAGCCATTCGTGATGCCGTTTGTGATCCCGACAATACTTTCATTGCTTGATTGTAAATTTCACTCTCGCGGCCCAGTGCTGCCATAAACAAGTTGTACTGCGACTCGGACGGGAAAATGGTTTTCAGGTTTTTCTGCATATCGGGCGAGCCGATCAATCTGTTTGCGTAGTCGTGGTTTGCTGACGGCCCTGTGACCAATCCAGTTAGTGCTCGTGCCGCCCCAATCCTGAACGCTTCCGCGCCTTCATCGGGAATATTTTTCCACAGCGATGTTAGTTCTTCCGGTTTTAGCTTCAAAAAGTTGTTGTATCCGCTGTCAAGATACGTCTGAACCGTTTTTTGGTCGGAATAAAATTTCCGTGCTTGTGCATATTCAGGAACAACTTCGTCAAACCTTTCAAGGAATCTATCATATAGTTCTTCCAACGCCCTTGCCGATTCGCGCTTGGCTTTGTTGTTGGACGAATACGCATCTTCCACCATGTTGTAAAGACCGAGCTTGATTTGGTGGAGCGTTTTGACATCAGGAACAACGGTCTCAACCATCTCCATCGCCGAACTACCTGCGCGAGACAAGTAGTTCGGAATTGCTTCTTCTGGGATACCCATATCTCGCAAAGCCTGGACGGCAGCCGGATCAAACTGGCCGGTCGGCTGCATGATTCGAGCCAAATCAAATTCCGCAGGGTCTTCTCCAAACGCCTTCGCCGTTTCCTTGCGAATGTTTGCCGCATTGCGTGCCAGCGAATACGCCTCCCTAATCTTCGGGTGTTGCATCAGGTTCAGAATTACAGGATCGGTGACCTCGCCGACTGCTTCCGCGGCCTGGTAGAGGGGCCGTGCGCGGTTAGCTAAGTTTTCTACAAGTTGCTCTGACTCTTCAAAGTATCTTGGAGACGCCAACTGGCCTGCAACCTGCCCCGTGATTCGATCACGCACCCCTGCACGCTGTTTGCCTATCCCCTCGCCTATGATGTTGGCGCTCTCTCGCGGTCTCTGGGCCATGGTTTCAGCCTCACGCACTGTGCCGCGAGATGTGTTCATCGGCAATGAGGGCACGCCCATCGACGCATCCTCTTTCATCCTGCGCTCCATTTCTTCTACAGACACGGGGCCAAGAGATCGCCATATCCGTCGCGCAGCACCTTCTTTTATAGATTCTTCTCCCGGAAAAATGTCACCCACTCTTCGCGCCACAGCGCCAGCGAACGGTATCCCAAAACCAAAACCAAGCCCAAGCCCGGCGCCCAACGTACCACCAACTCCAGCGCCCATTAACCTGTTGCTCATGCCGCTGTCTGCCGTACCCGCTCCACTAATTGCGCCCTCAACGCCACCAGCAACACCGCCTCGCACTGCGTTCTCTGCCAGTGTGCGCTTGCCAACTTCCTTGCCTGCGCCAGACCATCGCTTTATTCCTTGCCCAATACGCATCAGCGGCGACGTTAATCGCCCCAACGTGGTTGTCGCAGTAGGAATTGCCACAGGCCCACTAAACGGATTCACCATGGCAGCTGCAGCGGGCAACGCAGCGCCTATAAATTCGGCAACACCCGAGGCAGTAGGGTGTGCTCGGACATATTCGGCATACTCTTGCTGTATTTGTGCCAGCTCTTCTTCTACCGGCCTTCCTGTGATCGCCGCCCTCGCTTTGGCTTCAGCCTCATCGCCCCAGCTCATGCCAAGGCCTTGACCCAAAGCAGCACGACCTACGCCAATCGCGTTTTCTTTAAGTGCCCGCCCAACTTCTTGCAAGGGGCTAAAGTATTCATTCGCCATTACCCATACCCTCTTGTTCAGTACCTTCTATACCAATGTCGCCATAGCTTGCAAAGCGGCGTCCCTGAATATCGCTCAACGCTTTTTCAGCACCTTGTTTTCTTGCCTCAATCAGGCTGATTGAGTTTTGAATAATATCTGCTCGAACATCACGCGAGACACTTCCCAGACCCTCCATTGCAAGCAGCATACGGCTTTCCTGATCAGACGTTGCACCAGAGAAAATAATTTTCAACTGCTGCAAGGCTCCGCGCTCAAGCAAATTTGCCTGGGTTGCGGTTGCTTTTGCCTGTGGACTGTCGGGATCAAAATCACCCGTGGCCATTCGCTCAGTAAACTCTCTCCAGCCACCACCATACGTCACTGGGTTTATACGCAGTGCTTCTTGTAGCGTTGCGAGCGCCGTATTTGATGCGTCAATAATGTCCGCTTTTTCAGCTGCTCGAGCCTGCATTCCGGCGGGGATTGCGCTCCCCAAGCGTTCTTCGCGCAACACTTGCGTCGCGTATTTCAGTCGCTCTTGTTCAAGCGCCTGCTCCGACAACTCTTGAACACGCGCTGTGAATGCCGGCGTACCACGAACGAGGCCTTCATCTGCAGCTTGTTTGCCATACGGGCCTTGTGCCGACATCAATTCGCGCTCCGCCTGCATGAGGTCTTTCGCTTGTGTGACATCGAACTTGGCCAGTTCCAGGGCAAGGTTGCGACGCTGTTCTGCAGACGACGATTCAGCAGCACGCTGCTCGGCCTTGTACTGAGCCATCTCCTGTCCTGCCTCACCGAGGCTCTCGAAGAAATTGCCGGTCGCGGTTGGACGACCGAACGCTGCAGCAAGACGGAAATACATCTCAGCCTTGGACGGGCCTTTTGAGGGCGCCGCTTGGCTCAGTTCTTCAATCGTACTGCGCAGGCGGCCAGCAGCCTCATCGTACCGCTCACGGGCCGACATCATGCCGGGCTGGGGTGTAGCCATGGACTGTGGAGCCGTGATGGACGGAGCGGCTGCAGGGGCTGCGGCCATCGAGCCAGAGCGGATCATCTGCTCGGGTCGCATGTCGTAGCGATCCATCATGTCGCGCAGGCCAGGCTCAATGAACATCGGAGGCGTGTAGGGGTCTTCCTCTTGCTGGCCCATGACCATTGGATTGAAACCGGACATGCGGTTCAGACCGCCGACCTGGTATTTTTTCACCATGCTGTCAAAGTCCACTCGGCCTCCCTCTGCCAGACCGTAGGCGCTCTTATACGCATCGGGCCTGTACGCCTTCATCCAGTTTTGCACCTTGGTCTTGCCAAGCGCGTCCTCAATCTCTCCCAGGCCAACAGAGCCTTGCTGGTAGAGGTCGAACAGCTTCTCTGCTCCCGAGCCTCCAGTGGCCTGCTGGTTATTGTCGCGCTGCGTGGCGAGGTTTTGAATTGCCCACGAGCTGAAGGTCTTGTCAGGGTCGACGGCCTTGGACAGCCACGGATCCACAACGTCGGCACCGATCACATCACGCGCCACGTTGAGATTCAGGTCGCCTTTCTGCACTGCAGAGTACAGGTCGTACCCGCCAGCGCCCTTGCCATAATACTTGTTGACCAGTGCGACCTGCTCAGGATCCGGCACGCATGCTCCGGCACTATTGCGGACGTAGCCGGGCAGGCATGGCTCTGGAGTTATAGGTTTTGGAGTTATAGGCTCTGGAGTTATAGGTTTTGGAGTTATAGGCTCTGGAGTTGGAGTTATAGGCTCTGGAGTTATACTTCCGGGCCCCCGAACCTCATCCTGAATGCACGCGCCACTGGCAGCATCGCGAGTGAAACCGGGCGGGCACGGCACCTGCATGGACTTGGCCACACAGTTCCCGCTTGCGTCCATCTCGTACCCGGCAGGGCAGCCTTTCGGTATGCAGATCCTGTTCACCGGGTCCAGCGTGGTGTTGGGCGGACAGGTCGGCATTGGCTGCTGCTCACTGATCGACCTGTTGTCCACAGGGATGCCGGTGATCGGTGTCGGCACACAGCTGCGGGTTGCCGGGTCGAAATTGAATCCGGGAGGGCACTGGTTGCCACCGATGTTCGGCGTGCCGGTGGTGATTCGTCCAGCCTCTGCTACGCCACCAGGCGCGGTGACACTGACGCACTTGGTGGTCACAGGATCATACCGCTGACCCTCTGGGCACACAGCCTGACCTGGGAAGAAATCGGTCATCGGGCCAGAGGGTGCAGCAACCTTGCCCATACCGATGTCGAGGTACTTGTTGAACAGTGCGTTGCCGCTGGGCTGCTCGTACATGGGTGTGTTCAGTTTTGAGAAATACTGATCAAGCAGCTTCTGGTCCGAGGTGCGCGGAGCCACCGGAGCACTCACCCCGTACTGCTGCATCATCCGTTGCAGTTCGTATCCGTAGGTCGGGATGTTTGCTACCGGAGCGGTGCCAGTAGTGGCAGGCGGCGTCATCGTGTAATTCGTTACGCCAGCTGCCATTGCGGCTGCCGGATTGGGGTACATCTTGCCGTCAGGCCCATACACAATAACGGAGGCTGAGACATCGCCACCATAACTACCTGGACTCAAAGTGGTCATACCCGCTCTCCTTAATCGTTCAGGCTGGTGAGGCCTTTGTAAGCGCCCAGGCCAGAGGCCAATTGTGACAACGGCGACGGGCCAATCTGCGTAGTGTAACCCGATTGCGTTGTTGTCGACGGCAGATACTGACCAGTGCCTTTAAGCTGCGCCTGATACCAGTCCAGCATTTGCTGCGGGTATCTCTGCTGATCTTGGAACTGCTGGTAGGCTGTATCCAGTTCACGCTGTTTCTGCGCCTGCTGGGACTGGCCGATGGCTTCCAGTGCAGCTGCATCCTGGGCAACCATGCGCTGCTGGTTCATGCCGAGATCCGCAAGCTGACCCAAAGCACTCTGCTGACGCTGGGCCTCATTCAGACTGAGACTGCCGATGCCTTGGCCGATGTTCTGCAGAGCTGAACCATACTGCTGAGTGGCGCCAGCGACCTGCTGACCAAGACCAGCATACTGCTGCGCACCCTGCATAATCCGGTCCAAGTCTTGGGCGCGAATGCCTGCCAAGCTGGAGCCGCCACGCATCAGAATGTCTTGCTGCGCCTGGGTGAGACCACCAGCCGTCTGTCCAAGCTGGGTTTGCTGCTGGGCAGCCTGTAGCTGTCTCTGCAGGTCGGTCTGAGCCGCACCCAGCGCCTGGCCGTAGCCCTGCTGCAAGGCTGTGTTCTGTTCGCGTAGTATCGCTTCTTGGGTGTCCCTCAGTGCTCGTTGGCCAAACTCACCCATGCGGGATCCACCAAACTGGCCAGCGCGGATGAACTGGTCGGACACTGCAGGCAACAAGTTTTCCTGCAAATTACGGGCGCCAAGGCCGGCGATCTGGCTGGTGACCGCGGTGTTGTAAGGGTTGAGGTATTCCTGAACCAAGGGGGCCGAGCTTTGGGCCGAGCCAAGACCCAGCGCATTCGATTGGTTGAGGTAGGGGGACGCAGTGTCATACCCTGACATACCCATCGCCTGGTAGGTCGACGGTGCTGCGACGTTGAACGCATTCTGCTTGAGGGCGTTACCCAGTTCTGCTGCAGACTGGTTGACGTAGGGCTGCTGGGTGAGCATGGGGTTGTACCCTGCAGCTGCCTGCATGTATCCCACGCCAGACGTAACGCCAGGGGTTTCCCCTGCCAGTGACTGGGTGCCTTTCATGGCCACATTAAACGATGGCTGGTACGCGCCGATGTTCTGGCGGACAGACTGGTAGGCTGCGGTCTGGTCGGGAGTCTGGCCTGCCACTCGAGGCAGCGCATACGGCTCGAACGACTGCGAGGCAGCTGTCCGTGCGGCCATCATCTGGTCGTACAGGAGATTTTGATACCAAGCCGGAGTTTGATTGCCAGTGGTCTCAGACCCTGACGGAATTTGGCGTACGTTACCCTCAAACAAGCCGCCCATTATTTGGCCCTCGCTTTCATGTACTGCAGAGGCGATTTCGCTTTCTGCGGAATGTCTTTAACCCCTGCCTTACGGTAAGAGCCACGGACGTTATGGATCATGTCGTACAACGCTTTCGAGCCAGCATCGGTCGAGCCGGATCCGAGCGCAGATACTACGTCTGCCGGGATGATGAACTCGCCATCCGACAGCAGGGCCGGGATCTGATCGTCCTGCCCATCGCCAGGACCACCTACGGCCAGCTCAACCATGCTCGATGCAACACCAGGCATACCGCCTGAAGCGTAGCCGCCAGAGGCGTAGCCACCTTGTGCATACCGTGCCAGGCCGCCAGTTTTAGCGGCCATCGGGGCGCCCAGTTTCGGCGAGTTCTGGCTGATGGAGTTCATGAACGTGCCAAAGTTCTGCGAGAAGCACGCACCAAAATGCGGGGCGTTGTCGCACATCTTGAAGTTGGACATGGCATCGTAGACAGGGCGCGTGTCAGGGTTGGCACCGAGAGCAGCGGCTGCCTGGACGGCCTCTGCCTTGGTTGCCACCTGAGATGCCTGCGAGATGACCATAGAGGCCTCTGGGCGGGACAGTAGGTTGCTCATGACTGGGGCCATGGCAGCACCAATCTGCGCAGTCATGGGAGCCTGTGTGGCCGGGGACATGCCCTGTGCTGCAGGAAGCCCGGTCTGGGCTGTCTGTAGGGGCGATTCTTGCGGCACTGCTGAGAATGTACCCTGGTCGCCACCCTTGAATCTGGCCAGAGCCGAGTCTGCTGCGCTTGTAGCCGCGCCCAAGGCACCGCCAATCAACGCGCCCTTGCCAAGGTCACCACCAGTCTGGCCTGCGACGTTAAGCCCCTGAGCCGCACCCAGAGCCGCCTGCTGCAGCAAGGGGCTGTTCCTCAGACCCTGCTGGACGAACTGCGAGCCGGCCAACTGGTCAGCGCCGTACCCGGCAGCGGCGGCGGTAAAGCCAGCGGAGAGCGGATCTCCCCCAGTCAGGGCAGCACCGCCAGCGCCAACGACGCCACGACCGATGGCCGTCTGGAGGGCTTCATTCTGGACACCGGGCACCATGGAGCCAATCTGGCGTGCTGCGCCGGGGGACGACGCAAAGCCGCCAAGGCCTCCCATGATGGCGCCTTTCTTCCCGCCAGTGACTCCGCCAACTGCCGCGCCGGCCAGAGTGTTTGCCAGAGCCGCGTTGGTGACACCAATTTTCCCCAGACCGGACGCCAGCTTGCCAACAACGCTTAGGGCCGGGACGAACATGCCGGCCACACTGAGCACGGGCGCGATCTTCTTGAATGCCTTCTTGAGGCTCTTGAAGAACCCGTATTCAGGCAGGCCGGTCTCGGGGTTCATGATCGGATCCCCGAACATCTCCCGCATTTTCTGGAACTCTTCCTCGTTCACATGGATGAGCATGGTGTCGTCATGGCGACCAGCACTGCGGACCTGGTTGGCAGCTTTGTGCAGGCCACCCTTCTTGTAGGTCATGTAGCCCATCATAGAGCCTTCGCGGTCAGGGTCGAACGCACGGACCATCATAGGCATGCGATCTGGCGCACCCATGCGGTACTCGTCGGGCAGATAAATCTCCCGCTCCTCCTCAATGGCCGGACGTTCGCCAACCTTGACCTTGCTGCGCTCGTAGCCCTGCATCATGCCAGTTCTCCCACCACGTACTCTGCCCACAACCTCCAGTCAGTAAACTGGTAGGGGTTGGCGATGTTGTATCCACCCAGGCCAAGCGGCGCCAGAAACTGCACCCCCCAGTCCTGCCATTTATTCTCATCCAACAGCTTGCTGAAAGGCCCGTAGGTTTCCAGCTCGTACACCATCTGATCTGCCCAATCCCCCAATTTCATGTAGGTTGGTCGAGTGACAGCTATCATCCCAGCACCGTGTGATCGCCAGTATCTATCTGGGCAATAATCTGGCCCATCTGGTAGTCGCCATTGATCGCGTTGGACGTAAACGTCAGGCGCAACTCGCGGCGCTGTTCCTTGAGCATGACGATCTCTTCATAGGGCTGCGAGGCAGACTCTGGGAACTCAAACACCGTGCTCACCACGTTGGGCGCTCGAGCGTTGGCCCGGCCACTCACCTGCAGCGTCATCGGTCCAGACTGTACAAAATCAGGCTCAACACCCATCACCCGGACTTTGGCGTTCAGGCTCTGGGTTGCCACCACCGACAGGTCAGCGGTTGTGAAGAAACTGTTGATAGGTTGTAGATTGATTCCGTCAATCTCGTTGGTGCCCTTCTCATGCAGCCAGACCTTGTACCCATCATCGGTCGGAACCACGCCGGTCAAGATGGGGGCGAGGAGGCCGTTGTTGTAGACGCCTGCGCTGCGGCCAAAGTTGGGCAGGGGAGTGTCGTACCAGGTGTTCTCGCGGACGTTGTAGATCACCGCGTGGGTGCATTCGGTCGCATCGCCCCTGGGGTAGCACCACCATATCTCGCCGAACCGAGGCACCTTGAACGCAAAGACCTTGGGCCTGTTGCCGGGGGTAATGCTGTCGAAGAAGAAGTTCAGGTTGAGGGTGTTTTCAACCTCACGGACAACGCCGTTGAACATCATGAACCTGTCCACACCACACCAGAAAAACACGCCGTCATAGTCCACCACACACTGGGGGGACATGATTGAGGTCTCGGTAGCAATAACGTCGAACTGGAACACGGAAGCACCACCAGAGAACGACATCCTGATGACCGCGTCGTAGGCCCACAGGAGGCCCGCTGGGGCGTTTCCTGCACCTGCGCGTAGTGGCATGGCCTTGATGAACTTCTGGCTCCAGGGACGCGCCTGGCCGCTGCCAGAGCCTGTCAGGTCGGTCGGGTCACCAGGGATGGACCAGCCAACCATGCCATCGGTGCCGTAGTACACAAGGTAGGGGTGGAGCACCACGATGCCGCCTGTTGCGTTCATGCCTGCAGGCAGAGCGATTTCCTGCAGCTTGGCAGTCCCGAGGGCGTCACCGTAGAAGATCTGGCCACCAAGGTCGTTGCACACGCACTCGAGGTTGGGCGCCACGTGCGCGATCAGGTAGTTCTGGGCCGCGCTGGGTTCGTACTGGAAATCAAACATCCACTGGTTCAGGGCGCTGTCGATGAGCGGAGACTCGCCGCCGGCCATGTTGGTCGTGCTGGTCGTGATGGTCGTGGTGGTTGCAGCCACGACGTAGCCGTTGGGGCCGGTGCCCTCAGTTGTGGAGGTGATGGTGATGACAGCCCCGACAGCAACCGCATCGTAGGCCGACGAGAATGCGTTGATGTTTGCTGCCACCAGGGTCGCTGTGTTGGACAGGCTGGTGGTGTACGCCACCGAGCCAGACATGATGTTCACTGCGTTGACAGTGATCGTGTCGACGGATCCGCTGGCACCGCCTGTAAGGGTCACAGAGCCGGTTGCTGCTACGCCGGGCGTGCGATCCGTGATGATGGAGGTATTGCCAGCAGCGTCAATTGTGCACCGCTCCAGCGTGCTCTCACCGCCGCTGTGGACGTACTGCAGACCCTGCTGGGTCCAGGCACTGATGCCCCGCGAAATCTCGGTCAGGTACTTGCTGACCGAGCGGTATCCGGCAATTTTTCTGGGTAGGTTGCGTTGGAACCGTACCCACTGGCCGTCGGTGTAGTTGTCACCCTCAAACACCGTCCCATCACGCTTGATGCCGGGTTTGGAGGCTATGACGACCGTCTGGATCGGCATTTAGAACGTGCCTCCGGAGAGCGTTCCGAGCGCCGCCCAAGCAGCCGACTGAGACGCCGCAGTAAACAATGCCTCGCCGACCGTAGTGGCGCCCAAGTTAATCCTGGCAGCGGAGGCCGTGATGGCGCCAGTACCGCCCTGGTTGATAGCTACCGGCAGCGAGATGGTCGAGGTATCCGCGTCGACAACGTCCGACCCGTCGCAGTAGAAAATGCCGCGCTGGCCTGCAGAGATGGTGATGCCAGTCCCGCCCGAGGTCTTGACCGTCAGGGTGTAGGATCCGGTCGTGGAGTTGGTGACCCAATACTGCTGGACAGTGTTTGGCACAATGACATTACGGTTGCCAGTCAGCAGGCCGGTGAAGTTGTAGGCAATCCTGTTGAGCTCGCTACCAGCGAGAGTGTAGTTGCCGGTGCCTGCGATACTGATGGATGTGTAATCGAACGCAAACGTCGCAGGCTGGCCAAGGCCGATTGTGTAAAAGTTCACGCCATCGGTCACGATGATGGACGACTCCTCCGGCTGGTAGGCGAGTGTCGCCAGCCCGTCGATGGTTGCCGTGCCACCTGGGGTCACCGTGATGTTGCCGCCACCGGCGTTGCGGAGCACGATGAACCAATCGTTGCCGACCGTTACAGGATCCGGCAGCGTCAGGGTGCCAGACCCGCTCGAAGTCCAGATAAACGTAAAGGCCCGGTCGGACGTACCAGCCGTGTAGTTGCTGTTGAACGTATTCACCGGCATGGCGGTGGACAGGGCCGTACCGATGGCTTTCAGGCCAGTTCCAGCCAGGGTTGAGGCGTTGGCTGCAGAGATTGACGCGCCGTACTGAAACACCTGCCAGGTTCCGGCTGCAGTGCCGTTGTTGGACAGGTAAATCTGCCAGGCCGTACCAGCCGCTGCGCTCAGAATCTGCGTGCCAGCGTTGTTCTGGACGATGAAGCTGTAGGATCCGAGGTTGTTGAACAGGATGGTCTCGCCAACACCAGCCTCGTTGGCAGGGGGCAGCTTGATTACTCGACCAGCCTGGTCTTCGGTGACATCCATGATCCTGGCGGTGAAATTACCGGACGCCGCTGCCTCGGTCGGCCAGTTCAGGGTGACGTTGGCGGTCAGGCTGATCGCCCGATACGAAATATCGGCTGGGTAGATATTGGCGCCGCCAAACACATCGGAATAGGTTGTCATGCGTCAGTCCTCGTGGCCGAGCGGTCGATGATGCGCTGGATGTCCTGACCCGACGTACTTTGCGCTGCCCGGTCGTACATGGCCTGCCAGGTCTGGATGCGCTCATCGTTCTTCAGGAATGGGGTGGCCTCAAGGAGCGAGGCGTACAGCAGCAGGTTGGGCGCGTAGTTGGTCAGCCAGTTCTGCTCGTTGGCGTCGTCCAGCGGCTGCGGGAGTTCGTAATACAGGATCTCCATCGGCGTATTGACGGCAGGGGTGCCTGCAAACAGCCAGTGCTGGTAGTCATAGTCCGCGTACAGTTCTACCTGGCCGGTTTCTGCTTCATCGGGCCAGAAATTGCGCAGGTACTCATACGAGCGGGTGAAGATGGGGGTGCCGTTGACAGTGATGGAGATGGTGTCGCGCCAGCGGTCGGGTTTCTGCAGGACGGCCACCCCGGCAGGCAGGGTAACATTCATGGCCCTGATAAAACCCTGCAGTTTGAGTTCGGTGGCGATGCGGCGCTCTGCCAGGGCAATTAGCCTGGGCAGCTGCTCAAACACGATAGGATCGCTTTGCTCAGTGAAGCCGCGCTCAAGGTATCGACGCAGATCCTCCAGCAGCGAGCTGTATGTCATGACATAACTCAATTTGCACCCCCTTTCGCGCTAAATGCAGCAAAGTGGCGCTTGAGCACGTGGACCGGGACTGCCTTTTTGCAAAGCAAGCAGTTGACGGGAGGGCGAGACTTGCTTTTATGCTCTCGCAGGCGGTGGGTCAAATTTGACGTGACGCCAACGTAAGACTTGCCGGTGGGGCATGTGATCATGTACGCGCAAGCCATTCCAGTCTCCGGGATCGGTGAATGGAGGCTCGTGCAGCTTCCGCGGTTAAATCATTGTACCCAATAGGGTTTGACCCGACAATCAGGTCTACCAGTGTTCCAAGGGGCATTTTACACCCCTGAACAGCACTTTGACCGGCATGTAGCACCCACACTCACGGCAGACACTGACATCGGTCAGCTTGGGACACTGGCTGCATATCCCGAGCCTGGTGGCAATTAAATCGCTGCGGGATTCCCGCTCAGGAACAGCGCCTGCTCCGCCAGCCTGCGCCGGGTCAGTCCCGGTAATATCCTGCCCCCGCCCTTGTTCCATTTTGGAAACTCCGCTGCTGCACCCGTTATATCCCCGGCGTTATACAGACGGCTGAGAGTAGAAGCCTGAAGGGAGCCAAGGCCGCAGTTAAAGGCAAAGGCAACCAGGGCATCAAACTGGCTTTGGCTAGTAACGCTATCAGGACAATATCGTAAAACCCCGCTCTCAAACCTAATGAGGTCTGCATCAAAAAGTAGATTAACTGCCTCATCAGACCACGCTTTATCATGCTCAGGCTTCAGTGGGTAGGTTTTGCGCTCGGGTATCTTGAGCTTGTTCTGCTCCGGGTACAGGACTCTTCCCACACCCACTGTCCACAGTATTGCCGGGCACAAGTAAGGGCGCCGATGGACGCCCTCGAAGTCCTTGATGAGCTGCTTGCCAACGTCACTTACGCGCACTGCCGAAAGCCTGCGAACCGAACCAAAATGCTATTATCGAGGCGAACAAGGCTTGATCATTTTCCGTCCACAACACGCCCAGCGCATCATAGAACGGAACTCCTTGTTTAACTGCATACCAGCAGCCGAATGCGTTGATCAAGCAGAGCATGAAAAACATGCAGTACGTGATGACCGGACGTACCGAGGCTCGAAGGCCGATGACCCACTTAGGAGCGCCCTGGCCAATATCGGTATCGTGCTGGTACAGAGCCAGCCTTTCAGAAGCGGCAGCCTGAGCCATTGCTGCGTCTGCCCGGATCTCCTCAATCCGTTGCTGGGCAACCAGGCCACGCTCTGCCATCTGCATCTCGCGCTCGACGGACATGCGCATCATCTCAAGCTCATGCTTTTTATCGCCACGATCTTTGAACAGTTCAAGCAGTTTGGGCAAGCCGCCGGTTAGAAAGCTGGCAAGTGTAGAGAGTAGAGTTAGCATTGTTATTCAACCTTTCCGAGTAACCACATTGATACTGCAACTGGTACTGCAAAAATTCCAACGATCAAGACCACCGCGATTGCGTTCTGAATAGTCTTGGCCCTACGTCTGCGCTGGAGCATGGCAGTACGTGCTCTGCCCTCCTTAAGCTGTTTGCGCTCATCCATCATCTCGCGGTAGGCCTCAACACCGAACCGGTAGACAATAAGCTCACGAAGCTCTTTCTCCTGCTGCTCTATTTTCTTGCGTCGCATGAGGTTTTCCATCGCCTCTTGCTCGACTGAGCCTTTGTTCAGCAGCTTCTTAAACAATGGAGGATCACGGCTTTCCTCTTCATGCTGCTTGAGGTCGGCGCACGCACTGAACCAGGTTCCCAGCTGCGAGCCTACGTCCTCGATTTCCCGGCCAGCTTCAACCGCCCGTTTGACGAAATTAAACGCCGCCGAGGCAGTGGCAAACGCTGTGATGGGATCGAGCACAACACCTACTCCGCCTTCATCGTCGTAATATCGTCGCCCTTGCGCACCGTGACCTTGCCTTCTTCAACGTCAACGCGCATCGGGGGTTCTTTCTCTGCCAGCTTGGCAATCAGGTGCTGGATCACTTCAAACTCAGGACGCTCAGGTTTCTCGGCAGTGCCAGCGATGCCATTCATCATGTTGATAAGCGCGACTAACGCACCACCAACCATGGTCATCACGGCAGTGATAGCAGACTCAGTCAGGAAGTAGGACGAGCCGACACCGATCAACACGATGGTTGTGATGTACGCCAGGCCGTACTTGCCGATAGCTTTGCCGGCCACTTCTTTTGCTGTCTCGTAGCGTTCGGGATTCTCGTCACTCATTCGTCACCTCCGCTAATCTTAGTCCACGCACCAAACATCAGAAGGCCAAGCACGAACATCGTCCCGGCACGGGCCACAGTCTGCCAGATGGTTTTCTTCATCCCGCGCCAGTCAGTAATCAGGGTGCGCAAATCACGGACATCGGTTCCAGCATCGTCGTCATGCAGTCCAATCTCGCGCAGGACTGACTTCATCTCTTCGCGGATAACTTGGCGGAGAGTGTTTTCTTCGATTTCCATGATCTACTCCTACACCAACAAATTATCGTTGCGCTTGGTAGCCCGGCCCTCTAAGGCTCGGCCCTTGATGGTAGTTTCTTCTCTGCTCTCGAACACGTTGTAAGCGTATATGCCCATCTGGTGAATGGGGAACAGGTCAGCCCGAATCAGCATATCAAGGGAGGTACAGATACCCATTTTGATGACGTAGGCCAGCAGGTTCTTCGCCACAGCCGGATCAATTGCATACGCATGGGCACGACAGATGAAGTGGTAGTTCTCACCCTCAGTCGCGTGGGGTGGCGTAGCAGATACCTGCCAGCCAAGTTTCACCTGCTCGTGCGATCCCAAGTAACAGATCGAGTTGAAGACAGCGTGCTGTGTATAAGGCTGCACCATCACTGAATCATGCTCCAGGATCACCAGAGGCTTGTCTTCCAGTACACACTTAGCCCATAGGCTTATGTGGGACAAGGCACACGCTACTTCGCCACGGGTCAGGTAATGATCCGTGACCTTGATGCAGTCCATGATCGGATTGTGATGAGCAGGTGCTTTGATCTCGTCTGCTAAACCATCGTAGGCGTCCCAGAACTCGTAGGGCTGGCCTACTTTCTCGCATGACACGGCACACCGAGCTGCCTTTTCTTCAGAGGCAGCATTACCCACTACACGGATGATGTAGGCTTTCGATGGTGTCATGTCATACGAGAAGTTCAGTCTCACAGCGCATCCAGTTCTTCGTGCGTAGTGGCTGCGTTGATTGCAGTGACCTTCGTTTCAAAGGCTACACGGGCAGCGTCAACAGTAGCAGCGTTGTACTGAGTTTCAGGGAACTCATCGACTTCCTTGCGCATTTCCTCGTTTACAACCTGCTGGAACTCAGCAGCAGCCTGCGAGCGCATACCACCCTTGCGATCTTCGGGGGTGATATCAACGACGCCCCAGACAATTTCGACAGGGTCTTTGGTGATGTCAAAGCTGTGGCTGGTGTACTGCTGACGGTTTGGCGTCAGAGCAGGGCGCACCTCAACGGCGGATTTCCAGCCGGACTCGCCAGCGGGAGGCTGAGTGTCCCAGCACTGGGTTACTTCGTTGTTTACAATTTTTACAAAGAACATTTTGTATCTCCTGATTTAAGGTGTTTTGAGGGCGAAGGATGATATGCTTGAAGGCATTTTTGGTAGACGCGACCACGTTGTTAATGCGCCTACCTGCACAGGGCTGGAGCGGTTTGCTGTGTCGTTGAGGCCAAGCTGTCCGCTGCTGTTAAGCCCCCAAGCCCATAATGCGCCGCTAGTATTTTTGGCAATAACGTGCCTAGTGCCAACAGCTATTTCAGTCCATGTAGTGAGGGCCCCTACTTGGACCGGGCTTGAGCGGTACGCAACATCTCCAAGACCAAGCTGACCACTGCCGCCAGCCCCCCAGCTCCACAAGGTGCCGTCAGTTTTAATTGCAATGTTAACTCGAGTGCCCGCAGCTATATGCGCCCAGTTTGTTAACGAGCCTACTTGCACTGGGCTGGAGCGGTTAATAGTATTTCCAAGACCGAGCTGACCTTGATTGTTACTCCCCCAACTCCAGAGCGTTCCGTCTGTTTTAATGGCAACGGCGTGGCTAAACCCAGAAGCCACCCTAGACCACGTTGCTAGCGTGCCAACTTGAGCAGGGCTTGAGCGGTACGCAACATTTCCAAGACCAAGCTCACCATCGCTGTTATAACCCCAGCTCCACATCGTGCCGTCTGTTTTAATAGCAAAAGACATATATCTGCTAGCAGCTAATTGATACCACGTTGTCAGCACCCCAACCTGTACGGGACTAGACCTATTTGCAACATCCCCAAGGCCAAGCTGGCCCTGAGCATTTGACCCCCAACTCCAAAGTGTGCCGTCTGTCTTAATGGCAAGAGCGTGGTTGTTGCCAGAAGCTACTTGATACCACGTTGTTAACGCGCCTACCTGCACGGGGCTGGAGCTGTTAATAGTATTTCCAAGACCCAACGCACCGAAATAATTACGCCCCCAAGACCAAAGTGTGCCGTCTGCTTTTGTGGCTAAAACCTGATATTGTCCTGACGCAATCATAGACCAATTAGTTAAAGAACCAACTTGCACCGGACTCGAGCGGTTTGCTGTGTCGTTGAGGCCAAGCTGCCCGTTGGTGTTAGTGCCCCAGCCCCATAGCTGCCTTGGGATTAGAGGCTTCGGCCACAGGTTCTGCTTGTTCAACTCCAACGCCTGAGTCAGAGTCCAGATACCCGGCGCAGAGCCGCCCTCGCCATCAACAGGGCCGACAGTAGCAGGCGGGGACTTCGTGATTAGACCACCGGGGTATTTCTGGCTCACTTGACTCTCCTCAGTGCTTTTTTCTCGCCAAGGCGCTCTTTAATCTTCTCGAACGGAGCCGTCCAATCACCGAACACCTCCTGCCTGACGAGCTTCATTGTGTCGTAGTAGGGGCAGGTGTCTCCCTCCAGCGCGTAGAGGAAGTATGGCATTACCGGGGTTACAACCCAAGTCTCCACGCCCATCGAAGCAGCCAAATGGCTCACGGAAGTACACGCCGAAATCACCAGATCACACGATGCCGCAGCCAGGCGGGTGTCTTCCCAGCTATCCAGCGGGACTTGCTTAACCCATGCCGGGCAGGAATCGGCACCCTCGTCACGTTGCAGGGAGATGAACTCAGCGTCTACGTCTTTCACTGCATTGAACATGAGGTCGTAGGGGAACTTCTTGTTGTGGTCTGCCTCGAAGGCTGACTGCCCCTGCCACCGGAGTCCTATGCGCTTACTGCGGGCTTTGATTGCCTTGGGTCTGGTGATGTATGGCTTGCCCGACAGATCGTCCAGTTCAAGGCCCAGAGGCACGATAGCGGACATGCCCTGCACGTAGTAGTCGTGGTAAATACCAAAGCTCGCTTCGTGTTGGATCACAGCGGACACGCCTTCTACATCGGTGAACAGGGACGCCAGCGGGCCAGAGCAGGACACGATCACCTTGCAGCCACGATCAGCAATTGACTTGGCGTACCTGACCTGGTGGATCTGATCGCCCAGACCGCCTTCCAGGTGGAGCATGACGATGCCCTTGCTCTTACCATCCCACGCAACAGTCGGGACGTTAGGCTTGGCGTTACCAAAGACGTTAACAATGCGACCACGATCCAGCAGTTGATAGCCCTTCTGTATCTGGCCCTGACGCAAGAGATACCAACCACGGTTATAAGCCGCTCGGTGATTATCAGGCTCTTCCTTCTCCAGCTTCTGGCAGAGTCTCCAGCCTTCGGCAAAGTCACCCATCTTCGAGGCCACCAGTTGCAGATCAAGGTCGTGGATATCGGGGACGGTGCGAGGTCTATCCAGCCAGAACTCAGGCTGACAGAACTGCGGGTAGTGGTGCTTCAGTACGTCCTTGGGGCTGTCGTTGTGTTGTCTTTCCAGCACGGGCTTGATGTCGTGCAGGCCAGAGTAACCGTGCAGGTTCTCGTCATCCTCTTTCACCGTAGAGCCGTCGATGTTGGCAAAGTCGTAGTTGAAGTCGGGCAGGTCGAGGAATGCGTGGATACGGCTCAGCTGAGCTTTGGGGTCGGCCAACAGGTCTTCGTACTCCACAAACAGAAAGCACTCAGGGTCGTAGTCGTAGCCCTGCTGGAGCGTCTGGTAGGAGCCTTTCAGGTGGTTTGCCAGCGACCCGTTGACAAGGAAGTCATCAAGGTCAGTGGGCTTTGCTACGCGCACGAAGGAAGCCATGCAGTCAGGGATTGAGCGCACTGTTGCGATGATCTTGGGCTTGTGCCCAAGGACTTGCCCCATAGCCTGCATGATGACAGGAATCGGCCAGTTACGGGCTTTGTCGATAACAACGGGCTTCGGGACTTCTTCGTAAAACGCATCAATCACCCCACGCATTGTGTGAGCCAGCTTCTTGCGTTCGGGGTCGTTGCTGACCAGAAGGTTATCCCGGTGCCATGCCGTAGCCAGACCGTCCAGAGCAGCACCCAGCGCAGACGTAGTGGATACATGCGTCATCGGGTTCTGATTCAGGATTGCAGCTAGAACTGTTGAGCCTGAACGGGGAACGCCTGAGAGGAAGTGAAGAGTTTTGTTCATGATGTTTTGATAGCAAAAGAGCTTTTACTGAGTGACATTCTTGGAAGCCTTGCCCATGTAGTCAGTGCGCCAACTTGAACAGGCGAGGAGCGGCTGGCTGTGTCATTGAGGCCGAGACGGCCAGAACTGTTATACCCCCACGCCCAAAGAGTTCCGTCGGTTTTAATGGCAATACTGTGATATTCGCCAGCAGCCGCACTTGACCAGTTAGTTAATGCGCCTATTTGCGCAGGACTTGATCTGTTTGTAGTATTTCCAAGACCAGCCTGCCCTAAATTACTGCGTCCCCATGCCCACGCTGTGCCGTTTGTTTTAACTACAACTGTATGTTCTTTCCCCGCAGTCACTTTATACCAATTTGTCAAAGAACCTATTTGAACAGGGCTGCTGCAGTCAACTGTGTTGTTTAAACCAAGCTGACCATAATTAAAGTTTACCCCCCATGCCCACAGAGTGCCGTCTGTTTTAGTGGACACCATAAATGCGTTACCAACAGCTATTTCATACCAATTTGTTAACCCCCCAACTTGAACAGGGCTGGAACGGTTAACATTATTACCCAAACCTAGTCGTCCGCTCCCGCCATTCCCCCAAGTCCAAAGAGTTCCGTCCAATTTAACGGCAGCAGCAACATTATTGTTAGCAGCCACTTGATTCCAATTTGTTAGAGCGCCAACCTGCACCGGACTGGACCGACTTGCTGTATCATTTAGCCCAAGTTCCCCGCTAGAATTCCCGCCCCATGACCACAATGTGCCGTTACTTTTTACAGCAAGCGACAGCTCTCCTCCACATGCCACACTATACCAATCTGTTGAAGCACCAACTTGGACTGGGCTTGAACGGTAAACGGTATCACCAAGACCTAATTGACCTTGGTTGTTTTTGCCCCATGCCCACAATGTTCCATCAGCTTTAGTTACTATAGTAAAAAGAGTCCCAGCAGCTGCCTGAGACCAATCTGTTAACGAGCCAACTTGAACAGGACTTGATCGGGAAGCAGTGTTGTTAATACCCAAAGCGCCGTTAGTATTTTGACCCCAACTCCATATGCCCCCCTGAATAGGCGGCTTCGGCCAATTACCCGCAGCCTCGGCCTGCATCTGAGCTTGTAGTGTCCAAACACCGCTATACGATGGCATTTAGCACCTCATGCCTGATGGGTTGTTCATGGTTATTTTTTGATCGCCATTGAAAAGTTTGACATAGGCCCAGTGGGCAGTTGCAGCCATGTTGTTAATCCCCCAACTTGAACTGGGCTAGAGCGATTGGCAATATCGTTAAGGCCAAGTCGGCCATTGTTACCAAGACCCCAGCTCCACAGTGTACCATTCGTTTGAATCGCAAGAGCGCCACTACTGTTTCCTGAAACTTGCGCCCATGTAGTTAGTGCGCCAATTTGGACCGGAGAGGAGCGGTAGGCGGTGCTGTTAAGGCCAAGCTGGCCACTGCTCCCCATCCCCCAACTCCACATAGTACCGTCGGTTTTAATAGCGAAGGAAAACGAAGACCCTGCTGAAACCTGAGACCATGTGGTTAATGCCCCAATTTGCACTGGGCTACTACGATATATAAGGTTGTTTTGCCCTAGCGCCCCGTCCGCATTTCTGCCCCACGCCCAAAGAGTCCCGTCTGTCTTAATGGCAAGAGCGTGGTTGTTGCCAGCAGCTACCTTTGACCACGTTGTTAGCGCCCCTACTTGTACCGGGCTTGATACGTCGTAAGAGGCAGCCGGATCGCCCGCATTGTAAGCTATTCCAATCCCAAGCTGACCAAATCTGTTGTAACCCCACGCCCATAGAGTGCCATTTGTTCTTATGGCGAGCGCAAATCCTGTATTACCCCCGGCAGCAATCTGCGACCAATTAGTAACTGCTCCTATTTGAACTGGCGAGGAACGGTTTATGAGGTCTAATTGGCCTAGTTGGCCCCTATTGTTTTCCCCCCATGACCAAAGGGTGCCGTTCGTCTTAATAGCAAG